CAATCTCTTGTGGCATAAAGATAGGTACAAGCTTGTTGGTGGTGCGGCTTACGCGGCGTAGAGTTCCAACTTCGATACGCCATAGGCCGATATTCAACGCTGCGCAGAGCTGGCGGTATTGCTCAGAGCGCTGTTGAATCAAGTTCATTAGCTGGTGGTAACGCTCGGAACGCGGAATGGTCACGCCGTCTGGAGCGAAGATGTTGATGTCGAAGGCTGAATCTGTAGCCAGTGTGTATAGGCCTTCGATAGTAGAAAGAATTGTTACTGGGTAAACCTCTACCTCTGGGAGCATCTTGAGAGTCATGCTTCTACCATAGGAATCAGAGCGGTTATAGATGTGTTGGGTAACTGCAGTATTAACGAAGTACTCGACCTCAGCATCTGAGAAATATCTAAATACGCTACCCACTACTTTAATCGCGGCGTTGCTAGCAGGCGCGGAAGTAAAATGGATGACCCCATAACCAGCTTCTATTGTGTAACCAGTTGGATTTGCTACAGGGGTATTGTTTACGGTCACGACTAGCGTAGACACGTCTACGGGCTTGACGCCTAACTCAAAGTCTTTTGTAGAACCATCACCAACGAAGGTTTTAGTAAATTGTTTGGGTAGGTCACCTAGCTCCATACGAACCTTAGAAACCAAGTCAGCTAGGGTTGCCACGTACACTCCTTGTTGAAACTAAACGAAACAGCGGGCCCTTTACTGTGCCCGCTGCCCCGCGTCAAAGTGCTTTAGAGAATTCCAGCCAGGTAGCCTTTTTCTTCAAGGTGACGAGCAACATCACGAGTTACCTCGTACTTTTGCCCTGCCTTAAAGCTATAGCTTGTTCCTGCGCCGAGAGTCATATTCTCGATGTCATCCGCTACACGGATAACAACGGTGTCTCCCTTTGCACCTGTCTTCTTGATATCTTCAACAACTACAGTTGTCAATCCTTTAGGGCTAGTAGCATCAATTACTTCATGCTCTGCCTTGTAGGCGGCTTCTGCTGTTGCTAACGACATCTCGTTTGCACGACTAGCTTGCTCTTCAGCAAACTCTTTTGCTAGGGCTTCGCGTTGACGACCAGTAAAGTCTGTCGGTTTTGCTTTATTAGCCACTTTTGTTCCTCCGATTTATTAACTCGATGTTGTTGTAGGGAGTGGGCTGTTACACCCACTCCCATACATTTGAAACTAGTTGGTTTCTGCAATAACAACAGCCTGGTCAGTGATTAGACCGAGACCGAAGATTGAGTACCAAGCAAGCGCATGCTCACGACCGAAGTCAAGGATACCGCCATCGCGGAGCTCGACTGGAAGTGAGATAGCGTGACCGAATGCGTTATCTCCAATGAAGATAGCGTCATAGCGGTCTGAGCCACCGTTACCGGTGAACTCTGCTGGGGAGATATATCCGCCACCAGCTGTGACTGTTGGGGTTACTGCTGTATCAGCTGTGTAGCTGGTACCTGCACCACCGACAACCTTACGGACCTGAGTGGTCTCAATGAACACGCAGTCATAAAGACGTCCGATTTCACCGAGCATGAAGTTACCAGGAGCGGCGTACTTCGTTACTTCGATGAACTCAGGCATGTCGCGTAGGCGACGTGACTGGTGTGGGTGAACGAATGCCACGTAGGTTTCACCTAGCCGTGGAATGTTCTTGGTTGAGAGTGTCTCAACAGCGTCCTTCACAGTGTGAGGAGTGAGGTAGAACGCACCGGTCATCGCAGCGCGGTTAGCAGCTGTGGTTCCGTATGCGTACCAGTTGTTTACTGCAGAAAGCGCAGAACGGTCTTCACCATAGATGGTGGATGTTGCTGCGTAGAGTGTGTCGCGGCTCAACTTATCAAGATAGAGAGCCATGTTGCGACCAAGAAGACGTGAGGCAGAAGCCATTACGTCATCGAATGAAGCGTTGAGAAGAAGCTCTGAAACCGCAAGAGCATATCCATGCTCAGATACGGTGATTGAGAACTGCTGTGCGGTCAACGCGTTTGTCTGCATACGAACACCTTCAACTAGGCTTGAAGCGAAGCCAAGGTTGTTGTAACGCAGGAAGTTAATCTGGAGACCAGGGGCAACACCGAGCTCGGTCTTTTTGACAGCGAACTGTTCAAAGCGAAGAATTGGCATAGCCTGGAACAAGATTTCCTTGGACCAGATTTGCTGAATCGCTTGAGTAAGCTGGGTGTTGGTACCTGAGTATGCTGTAGGGGCCGCAGCTAGATTGCCGGTACCCGTAATACCAGATGCCATTTAGTCATTACTCCTTAATTGGATTTGGATTTTGGGATTTACCCGAACAGTCCCTGCGAACGTCCCTGAGCCGAAGGGCTCAAAAGTCGTTGGCGATATTTTGCGTATTCGTTCATCGGCATGGCTGCAATTTCTTCAGCCGTTAACTGACGTTGGTCCATATTGATGTCCAGTGGTCCGGTTGACGGCGCGGTTACCCGCGTTCCCGTCATTTCTTTGCGAGCAGTTTGCATAGCCTGCTGCGCGGATTCAAGAATGCGAGACGAACGAGCTTTGAGCCCTTCGATACTCGCGTTAATCTCATCTTGGGTGTTGCCCGTGACGAGGTCTAACAGCTCGGGAATTATGCTTTCCCGCTCTTCCTCCAGACGTTGCTGGCGGAAATTTTGTAACTCAGCAAAAGATTTTTCACGCTCAAGTAGAGCGAAGGCGCGTTCGCGCTCCTGGCGCTCACGCTCCAACTGTTCAGTCCACTCAGTTTCCTTCTTCTTCAGAAGTTCTCTGACGTCTAAATCAGCCTCAAGGCGAGCACGCTCTTCAGCGTCCATAGCCTCTTTCTCTGCTTGCTTTGCTTCAAGTTCAGCTTCACGCGCTTTCTTGAGGTCTTCAAGTTCGGACTTGAGTTTCTCAATCTGCGGATAAAGCTTATCTTTTTCCTGACTACGTACCTTTGCCAAATCTTCGTCTGTGTAACGAAATTGACGAGGAACGCTGTCAGTTGGTGTAACAGTTGGCGCGTCAACGCCAGCATCTACTATTGTAGGTGCAACTCCTGCTTCGGCTGCGAAAGCCTCTGCAGCAACTTCTGCTGTAGTTTCCATTTGTATCCTCTTCATTCTTTGGGTCTTTTTACGAATGAACCTTGCGGCTCGTAGCACATATGACCTCTCGGTTTTTACATTAACAATTTTTCCGCAAATATAAAAAATTACAGGCTAAATTAGCCATTATTTCTCATATTCTTGTGGTACTCGCTTTTGAGGAATCTTGGTTCCGTAAGCTTCTGTGACTAGACGCTGACGTATATCCTGTTCCCCAAGACGCATACCCTCAATTGTTGCCCCATCAAGAATAGGAGTTTGAGCTGGCGAACCGCCACCTGCTCCTATTGCAGCTGCCTGGTCTGGGGCCATAGGTGTGGCTGCTCCATCCGGTCCAGGAACCATGCCGGTTAGGGTCATGATTTCGTTCTGGATTTCGGATTGGACAAGCTTAAGTGCGCCATCCGCCTTGGCGTCATCAATGAGTTCTTGACGGATTTCCTGTAGCTTCTCTGCTGGGAACTCTTCACCTAGAGTACGCAGAGCGCCTTCTTTAGATTCAAGACCTAGAGATAGCATTGACTGAACTTCGTTAAGTACGATTAGTTTGTCAAGAGGCAAAGGTGGCGGGAAGTGAACATAAGTTCTATAAGTTAATGGGTCATTAGGGTCAAGCTGTAATAGTTGGTCACGCTTTGGCAGTGTATCGCTCTCAGGGTTCCAGGTAAATGTCTCTGGTTCTTTAACAGCTAGATTACGAAGAATTAAATCATTTACGCGCTCTAGTCCATAAGCGTACTGAACAATCTTTTGGTGATAGCGGTTCATCAAAGGTTGGAACTGAATAGATAGAGCTACACCTGAAGTATTTGAAATAGGCTGGGCTTGACCTAGAGCGGTTTCAGGAACGCCGACCATCTCGTGCATGGACTTCTTTAGCATTGCCATGAATTCCATAGCGCCCTTTAGTCCAGCTCCGCCGCCTTCTAGATTCTCAACTCTCGCATCCTTTGGAAGGCCGCCCCATACTTTGTTGGCGCCTTTCTCTAGCTGCGAAGCTTTTGCTCCAATAATTACGGTAACAGGAGCTGCGTGGTAGTTGATGATGTCGGCAATGTCTGTAGCTGTTTCGTTGTAGGTGCGATTTAGAGAGATAATCTCGTTGCAATCTGACAACCCCCAAGGTGAGCCGGAGATACGGACGTTTGGAATATGTACCACGGGAATTACGCCAAGCGGGTTTGGCCGCGAGTCAATTAGTTCGTCGTTGATGTACTCTTCAATAACATCGTCAGTGAGAATTTCTGTGTAGGTGTATACCTGGCGGGTTCCTTCTAGCGAAGTTCCCCAGAAGCGGTACTTGAGCTTAAAACGAATTAAACGATTTCTGTCATGAGGATGAAACTCTGGAAAGCAGAAAGAAGAGTTAAGCGGAAGAATGCGGACTCGTCCAGGATGTCCCATACCAGCTGAGTCAGCGTAGGGCTCTTCGTAAGCTACCTTGATAAAGCAGTCGCCTGACACTCCACCTTGCTGGCCAATTTCCCAAAGAACAGTTGCCTTGTTGTTATCTACTTCCCATACTCGTTCAAGCAAATCTGGGACGATAGCCTCAGTTGCTTTAGGGCTACGGAACATAACGCCCTTGCTGAATGTGAAGTTAATGATGAAATCTGTAAATGCACGGTAATAATTAAATACCATTTGCGGCTCGCCTTGCTGGCGGCGGAATGAAGTATGGTGGCCTAGATACATGGCCCAGTTCAACGAGTATCTATTTAAACGTGGTCCGTGAACTTCGAACTCTTCATCAGCTAGTTCTACTAAACCTAGCGGAGATATTGAGATTGTGAGGTCGGAAGACGCTGCCCTATACGACGGGGGCGAGAAGTCTATGCTCACCTAAAGTCCTCCCAATAAAATATATGAATAGGCAAACTTTAGCATTAAATTGCTAAAAGTCCTATTCTCCTACTTGGCTACTTTCTTAATAACTTTTTTAGTAACCGCCTTTTTAACGTCTTTAGTGACGCGGCCTTTTGCTTTCTTTAGCTTGTCTTCTTTTTTCTCTTCTGCCACATCCCGCATACGAGGGTCTATGTCTTTTTTAGAACCGACAAACTTTCCACCCTTCATCTCGTACTGAGTACGAACCCAGTGAGCAGCAGCAGGGGATGGGTATTTAGCAAATTTAGTACGTGCTTGAGTTGTAATCATGTTCCATAGTCGAGGGTTGGCGGCATACTCCTTGGGAGTTTCCTTTACCTCTTTACCTTTGATTAGCGCCATGATGAACCTTAATAGGT